TGCGGCAGCTCTAGAGAAGTATATAGAGAAGTCAGTGTATAAAAGTGTGGGTACAGCATAGGCCCCGCTGCAATGGTTTGTGCTGTATACGCATTATGACATGTTGTGAATGGGAATGGAGTTCAGGTTGGCACCATTTTAACTATGCCTCATAATCCATTCTTCAAGAAAGTGTGAAAAAGTGCAAAATTGTGTGAAATCTGCACTCAAACGGTTCATATGGCCATATTTACAGGCGTCTATACGCTGGCCCCAACTGTTTTTCACTGTAGATTCTATCTTAATTCACAATGCGATCACAGTATCGCAGCAGCGACTATCAGACTGTGTTCACTGTGATCTCACTGTAGGCCCCGCTGCAGGGGTTATAGTGTTACATGCGTATACGCTAGCTTATACCAGCTTGTAGTATGTGTGTAAGATGTGATACACTGTGGCATGATCAATGTGTAGTCTACGTGAGACTGTGTCTATACATCCACACTGTTGCCAGCTTTCTCTTACACTAAGATAGAATTGTCTGTTCATACTATAATAACGCCTTGATCTAGTGCCAAGTTGACATAGGCCCCGCTGCGTGATATTGGTATTTCAGCCAAAATATCTGTTGACAACATGAGTTCTCTGTTATATAATATACACATGCTTAAAAAGAAGCTGTTATCTAGGAGCAGAGAATCAATGACATTACCAGATGAAAGATACCGTGCAGTAAAGTGGTCAGCCAGCTTTCTTCAACGACTAGCGGGTGGGGAATTTCCTCGTACGCCCAAGGCAGTTCGTGATGAAGCTCGCAGCATACTACGCCATTATCCATCAGATTGGGACATGCAGCGTACAGCACGTATGGCACCGGATGTGTTTCAAGAGAAAATGGAAGATGTACATCGCTTTATAGCTGTGGGAGTACGTGCAGCTGAAGAACACAATCTACAAGATCAAGCACTGCTGCAGGGCTATCGAGAGTTATAACAAGTTTCAGGGCCCCTAGCTCATGTTGGTTAGAGCAGCGGACTCATAATCCGTTGGTGCCGTGTTCGACTCACGGGGGGCCCACCACTCAGCGACCTTGGTGAAATAGGTAGACACAAGAGACTTAAAATCTCTCGCTTAACAGCGTTCCGGTTCGATTCCGGAAGGTCGCACCATGCTAGCAGCCCTTAGCTCAGTTGGATAGAGCAACAGCCTTCTAAGCTGTAGGTCACTGGTTCGAATCCAGTAGGGCTGGCCACTCACACTGTTACAGCAGCAGCTACAGCAGCGTGATCAACGTTGGTGCAGCACAGACTGCAAGTGCCAGCAATTTTCTGTTCACGAACATGAAGTTACGCCAATCTGTGGCATTTTGGACACGGATTGGAAAGACCCTACAGTGTGGCCGGGTATAGATCGATTGGTTGACGGATTGGACAATCGGTGCTATAATTGTTTTTTAACACGCAATAGGAGCGAACTATGCAAATCATCTACGTGCTGCAAGCACAGGGGCTTGGTGACAACGAATACGAGTTTTACAACGTAGGGGTCTACAGCAGCGTTGCCAAATTAGAAGCTGCAAAACAAAACTTTATAAACGAGTGGGCTGCGGACGGGCTTGAGGACGTGGAATTTAACGTTGAGCAATACAAAGTCGACGCAAACGCATAACCCTAGAGCCCGTAAGGGCTTTGGCATTTTGGTTGACGGATTGGACGATCGGTGCTATAATTATAACATGAACTTAGAAAAGCCCACTCGCAAGAAACGTGTTGACCGTAATCATATCATATATGAGCTACGTGTCAACGGTGACAACTACATTGGTGTCACAGCTAAGACAGAATCAACTATTAATAAGAGCGTTCTTGCTCGTGCCGCCAAGCACTTCTATCGTGCCAAGAAAGAAAACAAGGCATGGCTGCTTTGCGAAGCACTGCGCACTCTCAACGACAAAAGCGAGATCGAAGTACTAGTACACGAAGTCATCCGCGGTAAAGCGGCTGCACACCGTCGTGAAGTAGAGCTTCGTCGTATACTAGCCCCAACACTTAACACTGACACAAGAGGAGATTGATATGTACGATGATCTAGTTAAAACAGCCAAACAGTTTGGTTCAGGTGATCTGCTAGTAGGCCTGTTCTACATGAAGATCAATAGACATGAGTTCGACGCAGATACCCTTAGGGTGTTTGATCAGTTCATGGCCGACGGAGCACGTATGATGGCGCCGGTTGACAGTTCAGCAGACTGACAGTATAATAGACACTTACACTAACACACATAGGAGCGAACTATGAAAGCATTAGACAAGTTTATAGAGCAGAAGAACCACTGGAACAGCTTCTTCAACGGCCCCCAGTTTGAGATAGCTACAGCCCAGGGTCGTCAACGTGTAGCAGACATGATTGACAACTGCCTAAGCCCAGAGAACTTGACCTGCGATGGCGAGTTGGGCCGTGCAGAAGTACAACGCCGCTACAAGGAACTGATGACTGCGGCTCGTCAGCTGAAGAAGCTGGACCCTGCGGTAACCTTTTACGAATACTCAGAGGAGATCTAACATGCGCTATTGGGACACACTGCTACGTGAAACTCGTGGCGACTTTGAGGTCATAGTGGACAAGAGCTGGGAAGATTGCCCAATCCGCGATCTCTTTGACGACACCTGCTATGACATTAAGGAAATGGAAGACAAGGTGAACCGTGGCGATCTAGATTGGTTCATGCTTAGGGCCCGAGTGTTCGTAGAAGGGCTCGAGCTGGGTGATGCCATTGTAGGCGGGTTCCTCTACGAAGATGCTGCTGAAACGCTGCGTGATGGTACAGCAGAAGACTTGATCTCGCAGGCCATGGACGAAGCCAAGAAGCAGGTCTACCCACTCTATAAGAAGTTTGCTGCTATCAACGAAGAACTAGAGCGTGAAGGAGTCGCACTGTGATCACAGCAGAACAGCTCACAACGTTGACCACGTTTACAGCAGCAGCACTGACCAGGGCCTTGGCCAACGAAGACTATCAGTTCACGGGCACCAAGTTCTTGGGCATCACCAACGGGAACGAGTTCTGTTACCTGTGTACCTACCCCGTAAAGGGCGGCACGGACAGCACCAAGGTGTTCCTCAAGTATAACCATGCTGCTGGTACGGTTAATGCCACAGTGGGTTGACAGTCTGTCAACATGCTGCTATAATAGACACATACACTAACAAAACAGGAGCGAGAAATGGCAACACGAAGCACAATTGCGCTAGAGTACGCAGACGGTACCATTGGACAGGTATACTGTCATTGGGACGGCTATTTGGAAAACAACGGCAAGATCTTGTTCGAGCACTATGTTGACCCGTTTAAAACACGTGAGCTCATGGACTTGGGCGATATCAGCTCGCTGGGTACAGTGATAGGCGAGAAGCACGACTTTAGTCGTTTGGATTCGCAGATACCTGCAGAAGACTACGAGCGCCTATACGGGCACATGACTACGTTCTACGGACGTGATCGTGGCGAGTCGGGCACTATGCAGAAGACGTTCACGGACTTCCAAGACTACGAAGAGAACTTCCAACATGAAGAGTTCGCTTACATCTTGCGCAAGGACGGCAACTGGTATGTCAAAGCATACACAGGCCCATTTGAAATGCTTAAGGATGCCTTAAGCAAGTGCAACGTAGAAGAGAGTGTGGCTTAAAAGCCACAGCACAAATAGGGGTTGACGAAACCCCTAGGGTGCGCTATAATAGACACTTACACTAACACACATGGAGCGAAACATGCATATCACATTTAACGAAGGTTGGTACAATATTAGAGGCAATGCTGTCAATGTAGGCGGTATGACTTTTGAGCTTGTTGAGGACTTTAAAGTTAGCAAGGACGGCGAAGGCTATGTCACTGTTAACGGCGCTAGTCAGCCAGGGTTCCCAGAACGCAACATTCGAGTCAAGTGCCGTCAAGGCGACTATAGTGCCACAGGTGCTTCTATTAATACACAACCACAAGGAATGACAATGCTTCATGCGCTTAAAGCTAGCCCTAAGGGTGCAATTGTGACTGACATGAGTCAGGTCAAGGTAAGTGACTCTGTGGTAGCACACGAGACTGATGAAGAGATCATCGATCGCACCAAGGCTCGTTTCGAAGTACTTCGCGAGATGACTAAAGCTGTCAAGGGCGGTGACGTTCGTGCAATGATTGTGACAGGCCCTCCGGGTGTTGGCAAATCGTTTGGTGTTGAAGAAGTACTGTCTAAAGACGACTTGTTCAATACACTAGGCGAGCGTAAGCCTAAGTATGAGATTGTCAAGGGTGCTATGAGTGCCATTGGCTTGTATAGCAAGCTCTATCAGTACAGTGACAGCAAGAGCATCTTGGTGTTCGATGACTGTGACTCAATCTTGTTGGACGATGTGTCGTTGAACATCTTGAAGGCGGCTTTGGACAGTTCCAAGAAGCGTACTATCAGCTGGAACACTGACTCACGCATCTTGCGTTCAGAAGGTATCCCAGACAAGTTTGAGTTCAAGGGCGGTGCTATCTTTATCACTAACTTGAAGTTTGAGAATGTTCGTAGCAAGAAGCTTCAGGACCACTTGAGTGCCTTAGAGTCACGCTGTCACTACATTGATCTGCGTATGGATTCAGAGCGTGAGAAGGTTCTGCGTATTGAGCAGATCGTGTTCAGCCCAGAAGCAGGACAGAACGGTATGTTGGATGACTACGAGATCAGCGACATTGCCAAGCATGAGGTTGTAGACTTCATCAAAGACAATCGTGTTAACATGCGTGAGATCAGCTTGCGTACGGTGCTCAAGGTTGCGGACTTGCGTAAGAGCTTCCCAACAAACTGGAAAGCAATGGCAGAAGTCACTGTTATGCGTAAAGGCTAATATGACAGGGTGCCAATACATTGGCCCTGAGCAAACTCAGGGACCGTTTACCATGTGTGGTCATAAACATCTTTGGCCCGGCCGGGCCTACTGTGAAGAGCACGTATGGTTGGTATATCAAAAGCACAGTTCATCCGGAACTGTGCGAAAGAACAAGGTCATCGAGAAAGAGATGGCCGAACTGAAACGTCTTGAGGAATTGGCAGACTATGAGTAAGATCTTGATTGTGATATTGGTTGCGGTTCTGTTTATTGCAGGACCACTGCTGGTAATTTGGAGTTTGAATGTGCTGTTCCCTGTACTGGATATCCCGTACACTGTGACCACGTGGGTTGCTGCGTTGATCCTGGGTGTTACAGTTGGTCCAAGGGTTCGAGTTACAAAGTCGTGAAATGGTTAAATTAGTAGTTGACCTTGGAAGGCTAGGCTGCTATACTTTAACAATGCTGAAGAACAAATAATCAGCTATTATAAAAGGAAACTTAAAAATGAAGAGATTCAATCCAGAAACTAAAACCTATAAGGTATTCTCCGCTCTGTATAATGGCGAGACCCTTACAGCAGCTCAAGCTTCAAAGCGTTTTGGCGTTAAGAACTTGGCAGCTGAAGCATCACGCATTCGCCAGTCTGGCTATGCTGTTTATGCTAACTCACGCAAGGCAGGTAACGGTGTTCAGGTAACTGAGTATCAGTTGGGCCGTCCTTCACGTGAAATCGTTGCTCTAGGCTACATGGCTAAGAGTTTGGGCATGACTATTGCCTAAGTAGGTTTTCAAACAGGCAAGCCGATTCGCTCCCGGGGCGCTCGTTTGGGGTGTTGTAGAAATACAACACCTTTTCTTTTGGTTGACACTTTGGTGAAACGATCGTATACTAGAGGCTAAGTTAAACAAAAGGAGCGCATGATGACAGCACTGAACATTAAGAACTACCAGGTAGACGGGTTTGTTAAAGTGTGTGACGTAGCCCGCGACAGCGACAATCGCTGGTACTACACAGACATCAATGAAGCTGCTATGTTCGCTGAGCACAAGAGCTGGGTCTACTTTATTGTAGTGGATGGTGAGGTTGTTAAGGTAGGGGAAACAGGCAATCCGCTGGGGGTGCGTATGAAGACCTCCAATCAACCCAAGCTGGGCACTGAAGGACGCTTTGGACGCTATCGTGCAGGCGACTTGACTGATGCTGTCATACGTGAAGAGCTCAAGAACGAAGTTCGTAAAGGTAAGGTTCAATTGTGGGCTCGCCGTTGCGAAATGGTCACTGTCAGCACTTCTGTTTGCGGGCATGAAGACGTTACGGTTACCAGCTTTCACAAAGATCTCGAGATGCGTTACTTGGACTACATTTTTTCACAGACGGGCACATTGCCTAGATTAAACAAAGCTAGAAAATAGTGTTGTAAAAAAGCCACACCGGCCGGCACTC